CAGAATCAAGATTATCATAACACCACGATTGGACACTAAAATCTAATCCTTCTTTTTTTTTTGGAACGTAGCCGATTTTATGGTCGTTATATTCTAAACGTATGGCTCGCGGGTCATACGAGTTTTCGGGTTCAGGAATTAGGGCAATAGTTTCCCCTTCTTTAATTTCGGAAAACTTTAGGTCGGGGTTATCTCTTAGGGCAAAAGAGATACCTGCTACACTGGCGGTAATTTTATTCATTATTCTTTACGGATTCATCCAACAAATACCTACACTCTTCATTCTTCCAATCAAAAATATTGCCAATAACAACCACATCTTCGGCCAAAAACTCTTCGCCGCCAGATTGGCCGATTTCTGTTGGGTGATTATAGAGGCGAAATTGCATACATCGTTGATTCCAGCCGACTACTTTTTTAGCTTTTGATGGCGTACAATCGAAGGGGTCTTGTTGATCCCAGAGAACAATGTCGTTTTCGTAAATAAGATCACCCTCTTTGTCAGAAGAACCTGTGAACTGCATTAATTCGCAACCATCTGCTCCATCAAAATACACGCCATAATCTTCTTCGTATGGGTATTCTACTTCGTGAGAATGGTGGGAGAATACTCTGTATTTGTGCCTATTCATATTTCTTCAAGAATTTCCCCAACTTGTCCGCCTGAAACTTTTCGCGGTATTGATTGATTGTTGCCATAATTTCTGGTTTGGATAGTATAGCACCATTTTTGTGCCAGTCAACTAGATTTTGGCCGTCTTTTTGCATATCGCTCAAATCGTTGAGTGTCGGCGGTTTAATCTCTAACATGTCAACGGGAAACACGCTTGACAACTTGATCATTGTTTTGATGGCCGCAATTTGGCCGCGATTTATTTCCTTAGAATTGTCATTGTTGGTTGAAATGATGATCTTAATTGGGTCAATTTTAAGCAAGAAAGCCAATAGAGCCGCCGAACAATCCAACCCAAATGTTACCGCATGATCTAACAATTCATTCTCTGTTAGCGCCATACTATCGCCAATGCTTTCTATAAGAGTAATACTTTCGCCCATTTCTCTCTTGGGTAAGGTGTAAAAGGGATAAACAAAGGAATCCTTACGGCCAATATGTTTCCATTTTGGAGTATCTGGTTTATCTTCCCAATAAATATGTCGTCCTGAAAATCCTACGATTTGGTCGTTCTCATTAAAAATAGGAAAGGTGAGCCGTTGATACATTTGGTCTTTAGTGGCGTAACCCATTCTATACATCTTTTGAGTGGCGGCGGAGATTCCACGCTTCTCATAAAAGCTATAATTAGGAAGCAGTCTTTCTAGACAGGATTTGTCGTAAGTTTTAGCCATAAGGTATTTGGGTTTCGGAGTGGCGATAAATTCTTTGCGTTCGGAATTTATTAACGAAAGAATGTTTTTGGGGTTCTGCGTTCCTAGTGTTTTTGCCACAAGATCATAGAGACTAAAGCCCTTTTTATCTTCGGCATAATCAACACACCAACCAGAGTTTTTCCATACCTTGAGTGTGTTAACTCCGTCTCCGCCGCGATAAAGAGCTTTCGTGCGAATATAATCGCCAAAATCCTGAATCGGGTAGTTAAGGTTGGTTAAGACTTCAAGGACTTTTCCTGGTTCGTATTCTTTGAATTTTTTAACCTCACCATTAGAAGCTATCTGGCTCATGCCTGTGGGAATTTTCTAGTTTGGTATTAATATTTTTCTTGTCGGCGATGTCGCGAAGATCGCCGCGTTCTGTAATATGGAAGTTTTTAATCTCCAAGTTGATGAAATTGTCGGCTAGCCTGTCCCCAATTTTTACTGGCTCAAGATGTCCAGCGGTATCTTTCCCTAAATGTCGGGCGGCGCGGAAGATTAACTTGTGTGTTCCAAATTCTTCTCCATCTTCAAGGATTTCATCTGTTGTTTTCTTTCGAAGAATAGCAAGATGGGTTGCTAATTGAATAATCTTATCGGAGCCGCCGACTTGGCTTTCGTCGTCGTTAATTTGATCGGGGCGCTTATTGGAAACAATGCCGCTTCGATTACTCTGAACGCTTGTAAACAAGCTGATCATTGGGTTATTATTAAAGAGGATGTCTTTTTGGATTAGTTTTTTGAATTTATCGGTTACTTCGCCAAAAAATTGATACTCTGTGGTATTTCCAGTTAATTGGCCAGTTGATTTTAGGTAGTCAAAAGATAGGATCATCTCTTTGCCTCTGCCTACCTTGGAATAATAAAATCTCTTAGCAGCAGCAACCATTTCGTCTGGCGACATTCCGCCGACACAGTAGTAATAGAATTTCAGTTTTTTGGCGCGTTTTAGACCATCTCTAACTTTGTTCACTATATCCTCGCCAGCTTGACGCCATTGACCCGTTTCCAGTAGATAAAGAGGGACGCCAGTAAGGGCCGCTGCTTGTCGGAATTGAAGTTCTTCCTTGCTCATTTCGCCGTTATCGAAGTGAAGAACAACCACGCTATATTTATCGCTAATATAAGTGGTATAATCAAGCGCTACGGTTGTTTTGCCACTCTTGGCACGCGCTACAATAACCGTAATATTTCCTGGCCGAACCAAAGACCCATAGATTTCGTTCACCCTTTTATACGGCCCCATCATACCGAAGTCTTTAATTGGGTTATTTCCACGCTCTTCAATCAGTTGTTCAAGATCATCGTAGATATTGACTGGCTCAACATCGTCAGAATCAATCTGACTCATTTGAGAGTTAACTTCCTTGTCGATAATCTCTTGAATCTCCACGATAGGGGCCGAACGCGGCAAACTTTTGAGTTTATCAATCGCCCTGCCCATTGCTTCAATCGTTTTGCGGCGTTCTGAGAGCTTGCGCAACTCAAGAGCGGTTTTATACACAGACCCTTCTGGAACGTTTCTAAGCGCCAAGGATTCAACGAACTGACCCACTGGAATCTCTTCGTCAAACTTCATTCCCATGGATTCTAACCGCTGGGCAATAATTGTGGCGTCAACGCTTTCACCGCTCTCTACTGCCCGCTTGATTAGCGAAAAAATAGACTGCCTCAATAATGAATCTTCCGCATAAATATCTCGTTCAGAGAAAAACGATTGAATCTTTAAAAATTCATCTGGCTTGCGAAGGAGTCCAGAGAGTAGGTGGTGTTCAAGTTTTTGGTCGTAAATCATATTAATCTTCAAATTCAAATCTTTCGCCGCCGATACTTTCTTGTTCGTCCATTCCTCTTAAAAAGCTTTCCGCCCGTTTCCTTAATGCTGCTAGTGTTACATCGTTTTGTCTGGTAACAACTTGCCGCACGTTGCCATCGGCGTCAATGTAAAAAAGCATGTAGCCCTTGTTGTTTTTGCCGTCACCAGTTAAATCATACAGTTTCTCTAAGAAAGACTTGGGGATTGTGAATTTTGCCATGCGTTATATTAACGGTTGGATTAGGCAAAAATTTCAACAAGCATCATCAACTATCTCCCAATCAAATTCTTCTAAAGAACAACCTTCTCCGTCCCAATTTTCGCCGTCTTCATCAACCCTGATTCCTCGAAAACAGCCATATCCATATTCTTGAATTTCTTTCCATTCGTCATCAACGGCTATTCTATATTTGCTTTCGGGAGGGTCACAATTATAATGATAAACCTCCGTTCCCTCCTTAAACCAAGTATCTGGGCGGGCTATTAGTTTGACGTATTTCATAACTCAATACCTTTACTCAGGAAAAAGTCGTAAGTAAAATCTTTTTCCGAATAAGTTTCCAACAACGAAAACCCATTTAATTCCGCCCATTCATGTTTCTTCATATCCCTTTTAATCTGCCCCAAGAACTTGGATACTCTTGTTCCATGAAAATGCTTGATGAATTTCTGATGTTGTTCGCCCTGGTGCTCAATTATTAACTTATCCGTAATATTAACAATGTCGAAGGTCATTTTGCTTCCCACCAACGGCATCTCTTCAAGAATTATCCTATCCTTCCAATAAGGATAAAGAAACTTTTTTAGCGCCGTTTGTCCTTTAGAGCGCGTAGAGCCGCACCAATCAACCCTGTATCTAGCTGGGTTTTTTAACTTTCTTTCGCGCCCTCTTAGGTCTAAGAAGGTCATGCTATTCGACGGTAATAATTTTTTTGATTTTATCGTAGAAGTAATCCATGGCTGCTTTATTTTCTTCAAAATAAGAATAAACGCCGTTCAACCCTTGAATTTTTTCAGGCATTTCAACGCCAGCGGTTAAAGCTTCGCTTCTGGTTTCCTCATCCAATGTAAACCAACTGCCACCTTTTGTAAACATTTGATAGGCAATCATTACGTCCGCCACTTCTTTAGAGCGCCAATGAGCTTGGCCGATTACGCCTTTCTTGACGGGATATTGGACGGTAATGCCAGTTACATCGTTCGCAGATTTGCGAACTGCTACTTTTGCCCAAACGCCAAGGATTTTGTTGGAGTTGAGGTCGGGCTGTTGCTTTTCGTCTTCTAAAATAAGATCGCCCTTGTAGCGGGGTTGGAATTCCAACACATAATCTGCTTGGTGTCCAATAGATGAGCCTCCAGAAGAGCTTGCTTGGCGCGGAACATTCGGCGCATAAGGGTCTAGTTTGATTTCGGCGGCGTATTGACCTGTGACAATGAGCAATGCGTCGTAGTGATTAACTGGCAACGCTAACTGCCTAAATAGGAGCTTAGTAAGCAATGGCACCCCAGCCACTTTCGGATTTCCATCGAAACCCTTTTCCAAGTCGGCCCGCAAAATTAATCCGTCCATGCTATCAATAATGATACAAATATGTTCGCCGTTCTGGTAGCCGTTTTTGATTGTGGTTAGAATGACTTGGGCAATTGTTTCGAACACGTTGCACGAAAGAACGAATACTGTGCCGTAATCCCATTCCTCAACCGTGTTGACAAACTTCATTCCTGTTCTCGCCATCATTTCCTTGGAAAGACGGCCTTCTGCTTTGACAAAAATGGTTTTGGATTTTGTCATTGCGTTCATATAGTTTTCAGCAAACACAAGAGACTGTTGAGTTTTGCCTGCCTCTGGCTGTTTCGCGACCATTCTAAGAACCATGCCAGACCGAACTTGAATCGCCGCATCTAAAAGTAATGATCCACTAGGAATTGGAGTTCCTTCTGAAATGATAGCGTTGTAAATATTTCCCTTAGATTCTTTATCGTTCATAACAAGGGAGAGCGCGTCAGAAGCCGAAAGATGAGATTCTTCTTTTTTTTCTTTAGCTGGAGATAGGATCTTTTTGATTGTGGCCATGTGTTATGTTTGTTAAATTTCTTCGGTTTTTAGGGAGTATTTGTATCTCCGCGAACGATCTTTATTTGCAACCGTAAAAGTAAAGAATTCCCCTTCTTGTTTGGGTGGAGAATCAAAATGTAGGTCTTCGCCCGTTTCTAAATCAGTTAGAAGAAAGTCGGCGGCCTGCTCTCTATGTTCTTTTCTCATGTCGAATTGTGTGTTCATATATTTTAGGCTAGTAAATCTCTTAGTGATGGTTTCTTTTTGACTACAAAATCTTCTCCAACCTTTTCGCCCAAAATAATAGTTTCCCTTGCGGGCGGAACGTATTTATAAGCGCGGAATCTATTAGTCAAGTCTCTCATCAAGTCGTCGCAAAATAATACGGCCAAGCTTGCCAGTTTCTTTCGGAAAGTTAACTGATTGAGGAAATCTAGAGGAAATTTAGCTGCTAGATTTTGGAGGATCGTGTATTCGCGTATCAACCAATCGCGCACGCCTTGAGACGGCTTCTCAACAAGTCTTTCGACTAGATGTTGCTTGTTGATCTTCGGCGATTTGGGTTTGGTGGATTTTTTGCGGCCCATTGTTATAGATTTTTAACCTTGATATAGGCGAGGCAACGTTGCAGAGGGGTGGCGAAAAGAACGTGCGAGTCTCCATCCGAAATGCTGTGCATAATTAGATGATTGGTATAGGCATCTCTGTTATTTCCCGACAACGTTTTTTCAAACTCCGCGCAGGCGTCGAGGGATTCGGGGTAGTTGGGCAGCGGATGAGAATGCGGGTCTTTTTTACAAAGCGTGCAGGTCCAGTCTGTTCCAGCATCGTTACCGTCCTCCCATGGTTCCGACTTGATAGCCTCCCTTGGGTGGTGGCACTTTCCAAGCGACTCCGCGATCTTAATTCTGATTTCTTCGTTTGTCATGCCGCTAACAATAATCGGCCAACAAGGAAAGTCAAGGATTTTTTAAATCATTCAGCGTCATCATTGTCACAAGATTCTCAAAATTGATAGAGGGCTTCCACCCAAGCTCATTTCGGGCTTTTGATGAATTTCCCCACAACAGGTCAACTTCTGCAAGTCGATAAAACTCAGGAGACATTTTCACAAGATCAAAAGATTTTAATTCTCCCATTTCGGAAAGATATTCTGGGAGCGTGTATCTTTCACCCAAGCCATCTCCGTCCCAAATGGCCTCGTTAATTCCAGCGGCGGCAAAAGCTTTTTCGACAAATTCTCTAACGCTATGAGTTTCGTTTGAAGAAAGCACATATTCCTTTGGCTCATCTTGATTCATCATTTTCCAGATTCCACTTACGAAATCAGCGGCATGGCTCCAGTCCCTCATGGAGTCAACGTTACCAAGGTAAATGGGTTCAAATTTTTCACCAGCCAGAATGGATCTTTTAATTCGCGCCACTCCTTTAGTGACCTTTCTCGTCAAAAAATACTCTTGCCTTCTTTCAGACTCGTGATTTAAAAGAATTCCGTGAATTACATAAAGTCCGTAAGACTCTCTCCAAACTTTTGCAATATGACTGGCAGCGCACTTTGAGCAACCATATGGAGAGCGAGGTGACATTGGATGATTTTCATCTTGCGGTGAATATTTTACGTCTCCCCATTGTTCAGAACTTCCCGCTGAATATGTCCTACAGCGTGGAACGTGTTTTCTGACTGATTCAAGAATATGGATAAGAGCAATAGCGTTCTGTTGAAAAGCTAAAGCGGGATTTCGCCATGAGTCCGCTACAAACGTAGAGCCTCCAAAATTCAAGAAATAATCAGGCTTCTCGTCTCTAATTAGGGTGTCAATAGAATGTGGATCGCACAAATCCATATTTACCAATCTTGCTCGTGGGTTTTTTAAAACCTCCGTTAAGTTTGAGAGGATGGCCTGACTAGTCCTGCGCGTGGAACATAAAACATCGCAATCTGTATTGGCAAGAAGATATTCTGCCATATAAGAGCCAGTTTGGCCTGTGGAGCCTGTGATAATTACTTTTTTAGCCATATTAACATAGTAACTCTTTGTGATCAATTCTTTCGTTTTAAGGATTCCCCACCATTTTTTGATGATTGCGTGTAATATATAACGTAAGATGATTATATATAAGATAACAAATCTTCTAAATAAGAAAGCCTACATTGGACAATCTAAACATCCTTTTAACAAAAGATATAAAGGTGGAAAATGGTGGGAATACAGCTCAAATGATTGTTTGGTCAGTGCCGCTAAAAAATATGGGCATGTGAATTTCTCCATTGAGATATTAGAGAGCAATGTTGAAAATAAAAATCGCCTGGACGAACTTGAGGCTTTTTACGCAAGAAAATTCAATACCTACACCCCATATGGGTATAATATTCGTGGTTGCGGAAGTGACGCTCCAATTACAGAAGAAATGTTAAAAAGAATAAGGAGTGGAAGAAAATTCAAAATATATTATTTGAGAAAAATATCCACATGGGAAATGGTGGAAGTTAAAAACTTAAAGGCATTTTGCAATGAAAACAATCTAAGTTTAGATTCATTGAGGCAAATAGTATCGAATAAAGGCTCCGTTATAACCTCTGGTGGATTCTGTTCTATTTCGAAAAATAGAACGGAAATAGAGCTTCATTTAAAAAAATGCAAATTCAGATTTGACAATTCTCCTGTTGACTTGGTTGATAAAAATGGAGAGCTGATTCATGTGGCTAATCCAAGGGAATTTATAAAAGAAAACAATTTAAATAAAGACTATTTTTACGGTTTGCTAAGAGGTCGAAATCCATCTTATGCTGGCTTTAAACTATTTAAAAATAAAGATGTTCTTCCTAAAAATATACACCATTTTACCTTATGCTATCAACTCGGCGATCCTATCTCTTTTTCGAACGCGAGAGAATTCGCCGAAATGCACAAATTACACTATGGCACCGTTTTAAGACTTTTAAACGGAGAAATAAAAACATGCGTAGGATGGCATCTTCCAGGTTGTCATCCTAGAACGGTTTTGAGCGGCGGATCGGCAACGAAAGAAATATCCATAGACCTTCTTGACCCAGATTGCAACCTCGTACGGGTGGACGATTTATTTTTATTTTGTAAGGAAAATAACTTGCCATATTTAAGGTTTTATCAACTTTCTATGGGGTACTCAAAAACCTATAAGGGTTGGGCTAAATTAGAAAACAAACATCTCTTTTCAACTTTAATATCTCCAGAGGGAGTTGTTTTTAAAACGGCGTATATAATAGCGTTTTGCAAAAAACACGGTTTAAGTCATAATCAAATTTATAAAGTGTTAAATCCCCTCGACAAAGCCACCAGTCACAAGGGATGGACGGGTTTTAGATGCGAAAAAACCTCGGATTAATATCCAATCTTTCTTTCCGAAAGGGGAGATGCAAAAAATTTGTTTTGTAATTTTTCTTTTGCAATAAATCTTTGGTAATTTGCCGCGTCTAATTCTGACGCGCTCACCAAATCCTTTTTTGCAAGATCGACCTTTAAGAAAACAAGTTCATTTGCCGCCCTTAAATTGGTAAATTCCGCAGAGTTCATTACTTGATATAGTTTTTCCAAACCAATCTCGTCCTTGATGTCAGCAACAAAGTTGATATAATTTTTTACATGTTGAGAGTCGGGGCTTTTGTGTGTTTTGATAAGCAGGATGCTTAAAATATCAAAAGTACTTGCTTCATCCAAAGATACCTTAATCATTTAAAATAAACCCTCCAACCTTTTGCTATTTTCCCCAATCGAGTGCATTTTTGGACATAGGAAAAATTTACATTAAATTGACGGCAAAATTCCCTCATCCCCCCATGAGCTTCGTAATAGGTATTATTTTGCTCGTGAAAAGCCACGAATAATTTCCTTTTTGTATTTTTCATTGCTTCCTCGAATTTAATTTTTTTACGAAGCAAAAATAATTTTTTATTATTATAAAATAGATTATAAAGCCTATGTATGGATTTTATTCCGCCAATACGCATAGAAAAAGCTTTATTATTTTTCCTTGGACTTAAGGCGCTCACTCTAATTTGCCTTTCCTCTAAGACCCTCTTTAGCGATAGTAAGAATTCCCTGGTGCCCACAAAACTTGCGACCGTTGCTTGAGATTTCTCCCTTTGTTTGACGTGCATACATCCATCGCCATCAAAATATCCACGAATAAAATCAAAAATAAATTCTTTCGGAACCTGCTCTGGGCTTGGGAATTTATAGAGCAAGCTTTTTCTTGGAATTATACCTAGATTAATTAGGTCTAAATTTAATTCCTTGCTACAGTTCATTAATCTGACAATATTTTGATGATGTTCTTTTTTTCTTTTAAGTAGAGATACTTTACCGCCAACTTTCTGATAAAGACCGAGAACCATTTCCGAATCCCTTTCTTGAATGCCAAAATAAAACACATAGGAATTATAATCTCTTGCCTTGAAAACACATCCATCTGCCGCAATAAACCCCAGCCAATATGCTTTTTCTCCATTATCATTTTTTTTGAAATAACTCATTATGATATATCACACCTATTCTCTTGACATGTTTATTGTTTTATAATTTCTAATTCTGGCAGAAAAATAAAGGTTCCGCCGTTATCTAGAAATTCTTTTTCACGCTCAAGAATTTCTTTCTTAAAACCAACCAAAGAGCATAGATAATGGGAGGGGCTTCTAGCCCTCGATTCGGCCTCTGAGACTATCTTGATTTTAGAAAGTGTAGATGCGCCCCATTTTGATTCGCTTCTTTCAGCGGCAAATGGGATTTGGTCTGGCCCGATGTTGGCAGCTTGAAGCGTTACGTTTACCTTTGTAGATGATCCGTAAAGGTGAATGGTTCCGCCGCCTTCGTTGATCTTTTCAACTAAAAACTTTAAATCATGCAGAGAGCGGCGAACATCGTCTCTAAATTTGGAATATGTAGATTCTTCATCTAGTTCTGCCTCAAATTCTTCAAAGCGCAATTGTCTAAGGTTATTTGTCCAGTCTTT